GCTGTAATTAATTGACCATTAATAACAAATCCAACTCTAACAGAACCAACACCTAACCATTCAATATCTATAAATAATATGTTTGATTTATCAGCAGATAATGTAAATCCACTTGCACCTGCTCCATCTAATTTATCTCCGTTCCAAGATGATTGATTAACTTCAGTATCAACTGCAGCTCCTGATGTATAAGTACGTCTTACGATTTGATAACCTGTACCTGTATCTTGAAAAAATATTCCATTATTACCATCAAACAACCCAACCTTTTGTTTAAGATTTGTTGTTTGTGCATTCATTACAAAGGTATTAAAAATAAGTAATGATTTACCAGGTTGATAGGACATTACTCTTTTAGATTGTCTTATTGTCTTTGAACCAGATGCTTCAGTTACATTTAAATTAACTGTTGATTTATTAGAAGTATAAGTAACTGTTCCACCATTAACTGTTGATTCATCAAAAAGAGAATTCTTTGACATAATACTTTTACTGTCAAAGATTGTAAGTGGATTAGATACTCTTAATCTTCCAAATGCATCTAAATTATTACCACCAAAATAAACTAAATCACCATTACCTGTATTTACATTATTACAACTCATTAGCAACCGTACCTTGTATTAAACCAAGCAAATCTTTCTACCTCTTGTTTTAAATCTTCTTGAAAAGAAAAGTTTAACTGATTTTTTAAAGTTTCCAAAGCTTGTAAAACTTGCCTTTGATTCTCAACTGCATAGTCTTGTGTTGGCTCAGGTATATATGTTGTAATCTTTGCCATTATCTTCTTCCATCAGGTTGAATATCAATTCTAAATAATCCATATCTCCAGTTTTCATCTGTAGATTCATTTTCAACTTTAATACTCATTAATCTATTTCTTGCTCTTGTATCTATTTTAGTTGTAGATGAAGTAACTGTATAAGGTCCTAACATCTGACTATTTTGTGTTTGAGATGGATAATCTCTTAATAATAAAGTTACTTTAGCATTTCCTGTAAGCAGTTTAAAGTCCGGTATAAATCTATTTACTTTTATTAAATATTGACCATCTCCTTCTATATCTAAGTCAAAATCTCCTGATTTAATATAAGCAGGTATTGCAGTTTTATTTCCATTATAATCTACGTCATTAACTCCGATTTCATGTTCATAAAATGTAGATGCACCATTTGTATTAGTTATACCATTAATGATTGGAAATGTTGGAACAGTTGTAGAGCTATATTTTGTAGCAAAAGGTTTATCAAAAACATCAGCGTCCGCATAACTTGTTCTAGCTAAAGACATAGTTGTCCAACTATTTTCTAAATAATTATAAACTACGGATCTATCTACCTGTAAAGAATTAGCACTTGGATAAAACCAAATAACTTCATTATATAAACTATTATGTGAGCCATATATAATATCAGAGGCATTATAATTAATTCCTAAATTATCTCCACCTGCCGTAAATACAAAATCTTCAACTAGTGATGGTAATTGTTTAACGGTACCGTCATATGCAAAGAAACCACCTGAATCACCCATCCAAAACACAGTACCTTGAGCATAAATGATTGAGTTTTGACTAATACATCCGCAGTTTGTACCCACCTGTCTTATTGAAAAAACAAAAGGAGGTCCTACGAACTGAATTGTATATGCTGCAGTATTGGTAAGAACTAATATGTAATCTTTACCTTGGATAGCTCCTACAATAAAATTACCAGTATCTAACCTAAATGTACCTGCAGTATTAGTCGCAGTTGGATTCCATGTGTCAAAATCTTCTTGGTTTGAAAATCTTATAAACATTGGATCTTGAGTTGAAGGATTTCCAATAGTTGTTTCAGTTCCTAGTGCAAATAAATGTCTATCTCTATCTGATACAATTGTCATGACAGATTTAGTTGGAGCATTTGTAATAACAGTTGCTCTAGTTGTTAAAGCTGATGCTGCGCTTGGATCCCAAGAGAAAGCTTTACCATTTCTAATTGTTGCAATTAATATTTGTCCAAAGTTATCAAAAGACCAAAGTCCAGGTGTTAAAGAAACTATACCACTATTTGTAGCTTCACCCCAACCTGGTCCACCTACATAAGAACCCCAAACACCTGTTCCCCAGCCATATCCTAAAACTTGAAATGCAGGTCCAATACTTACGTAAGGAGTGGTAGTGATTGTAGAACCTCCCCCTGACATACCTGTGCCTGCTTCAGTTACTGGCATAGTTACTGTAAAGGTACTTGTAGAAGGTGTGCTTATAACTTCAAAAGTATTTGTAGTAAAATTAGTTGATACAAATGTTGTAACACCTCCTCCAGCTAAGGATGGTGAAGTAAATCTAATATAATCCCCTGAAGTTAAACCATGATTTGTTTTTGTAACAGTTACTGTTGCTGACCCTGTAGTAGAAGCTAAAGTACAAGAAGTAAGCGCAGTTCCAAGTGGAGTAATATCATAAAACTGTCCATCAAAATAAATTAATAAACATTTATTAGTTCCAACGGCTGCATAACGGTTACCATCGAGTGCAGTCCAAGTAAGCATTTCTCTTGCAGCTCCTGCAAGAAGACTTGATGTAAATTGTTGCCAACCACCTATTTTCTCAGGAAAGCCATAACGAAAACGTACAAAATCTCCGTCAATCCACTGACCCTCTGCGGCAGTTGCGGTATCCTGTTTATTAAATCCAGCTTTTAATGGTATCTTTTTTAATGGCATAACCTATCCTTATACCACCAAATATGTTGATTTACACTACTTTAGTAAATGGTGGTAATCCTAATAGAGGTCTTTTATCATATAAATTGGATTGTGCAAACTGTCCATTTACATGGTTATAATGCAAGAAAACTTGCGCACAAATATTACCAGTAAACTCTTCTCTCCAATGTTCTAATTCACAACCAGAATAAACTAACATATCACCTGGTTCTAAATCTACTTTAATGCCTTTTGGAGCATTTGGTTTCATTATATTCTTATATTCATCTATTACGTTATTAGATCCTGTTGGATCAATAAATATTGGCCAAGCATCTCCACCAAGGTTTAATGTTGTAGATATCTCACAAGATGGTCTATCTTTATGTCTTTTTAAGATAGATCCTTTTTCATAAATTCTTGCATAAGAATAGGTAGGTATTAAATCTAAATTAGTTTGTTGTTTCATTATAGGCATTACTTTCATTAATAATGTTTCCATAACAAAGTCTGCATAATGAGAATATACATTTGGAACTTGTTGATCTTTCCACGTTCCTAACATTCCGTTTTCAGCTACTATGTTATTTGTGTATAGATAATTAACTGCATCTCGTTTGAGTAGAAAATAGTTAAATATAAAATTAGCAAGTTCATATGGTATTGCTTTTTTAATTACTTGATATTTGTTCTGTTGAAAACTCATGCTTGCATACCTGCTTGTAAAAAATTAAATGATACTGATATTCTTATATCATCAGATTCATTTGGATCTACACAATGATTCAACCAACTTGGGAACATAATTAATCTTCCTGCAATTGGTTTATAATGAACTTCTCTCCATAAGTAAGACGGAAGTTGTCCTTCTTTTCTTCTTGGATGAGTCATTGCTGCAACTGACTTTGGATCTTCGCATTTTAAATGTCCACAATTCTCTGGTGTCTTAATATAGTAAACTCCAGACCATAATGAATTAGGATGCATGTGTGGTCTATTAAAACCACCTTTATAATTAATGTTTGCCCACATATTACCAAGGAATGGTTCGTTATCTAATAACTCTTCTTTGTAAATATGAAATTGTGCTTTAAATAATAATTCAACTAAATCTCTGTATTCTGGAAGTGTATGCATATTTGTTTCACTATGCCATCCATTCATATTAGTTTTTTGAACACCTTTATCACGTTTAGACCATTCAATAATATGATGTTCTAAATGTTTATTTAATTGTGGACTTCCAACATCAGCAACATAAATAGGAGTTGCAAAAAATAATTCTCTATTCATCATTTAAATGGAGTTCCTCCAAACCACATAACAAGTGATTTTCTTATTCCTTTTGTAATAGGTATAACTCTGTGTCTAATAAAAGATGCAAAGAAAATAGCTTGTCCTTGTTTAGGTCTTGCAATCTTTCCATCTGACATAAGTTCAAGTCCACCACCTTCAAATTCAGATTCATGTGATAATAAACATGTCATAGATATTTTTCTAACCGGTGGTTCATTTGTACAATTAATATCTGAATCTATATGCCAATCATAAAATCCACCTGCTGGATATTCTGTATATTGAGCAGGTTCTGTTATTTGCATTCCTTCAAATCCAAAATGATTACCATTTGTTTGTTTCATTACTCTTTCAAGAGTTTTATACATTTCAGGCATTTTATTAAATGGTATCCAACTAATATGTGAAGTTCTAACCTTTGTATCTACAACACCACCTTGTCCACCACCTACTTGACCATTTTCTTGTGGTTCAGATCGGCCTGCATTTATAATTAATTGACATTGTTCTGGTGTAAATAATGGTGAAGTTGTCTCTACAATCAACGACTTCCAACGTGGTTCTGTTATTATCATTGTGCTCCTCGGTTAGCTATTGGGTCATAAAGAACATCGCAATTAGCTGCTAATGTTCTTCTTGTATCATTTGTTCCATTGAATGGATAAACACAGTGTCTCATATCATATGGAAAAATATAAAAATCTCTTAATTCCATTGGTGGTTGATAATCTACTTTAGCAAATTGACCATTAGTTGATCCTAATATTTGTAGTTTTCCATTTTGTGGAGCTTGTTCTGCTGAATATTCTACACCATAAGTATTTGGTAATTTTAAAATCATAACTGAAGATAGACCTGTAAACAAATTACCTTGATGTATGTGAACAGGATTATATTCATGAGCTTTCATTTCATTTACCCATATTGAATTTAAATGCATTTGATATCTTCTAATATGATTAAACTCTAAATAATGTTTAAACATTTCCATAAACCATTGTTTAACATTTAGTGGTAAATGATCATGTCTTTGCATTTTAGATGTATCTTCTCCATCATAAAATAAAGAATGTTCGTTCTTTATCTTACCTACGAGTTGTTTATTAGCAGGAAATAATTGTTGAAATCTTTGCTCATATATTGAATTGATTGCATGAAATATATCTAATGGCGTTTCATAACGCATTACACACTGACCTAAAAATGTAAAATTAAATTTCATTCTTCATCTCTTTTCTAATCTTTGTTGCAGATATTTCCTGTATCTGTTTGGGTAGGATAATCTCTTCAATCTTATATCCTACATCTCGACCATAACAAATATTTGTAATATTTGCAACTTGCAGAACTTCAAATTGACCTTTATAATCTTTGAGTTTTTCTTCAATCCTTTTTTTAATATCTTGAAATTCAAATGGATTATTATCTGACTTTGGCATTGTTCTAACCATGATTTGAACTTGTCCAGTCTTCTTTAATATTTCTTTAAATAAAGCTAAATGCCCAAATGCTTGGTTGTATCTACCTGAAGTATTAAACTGTAAAGCTTGTGCTCCAACTGCTGTGTTAAATCCTGCTGTATTAGAATTCATAGCACAGAAACCTATTGCTACGTTAGCTTGCCCTGATGTATTACTAGTTAAAGCACTTGCTCCTATAGCTGTGTTGGCGACACCTGTTGTATTAAGGGATAAAGAAAAATCTCCAATTGCTGTGTTATTACTTCCGCCTGTATTACTTCCTAAAACAGCATGACCGAAAGCTGAGTTTCTACTACCACCAACATTACTAAGTAATGCATTTATTCCAAAAGCAGAATTATATCGCCCTGTTGTATTACATCCTAAGGCCACAGAACCCATTGCTGTATTATTATAACCTGTTGTATTAAGCTGCATTGTAGCAGCGCCAATTGATGTGTTATAATTTCCAGTTGTATTTATAGATAAAGCTGAAAAACCTATTGCAGTGTTACTTAAACCTGTTGTATTTGCATTTAAAGATTCATAACCAAATGATGAATTATAAGCACCTGTGGTGTTAGACATAAAATTTAATGCACCAACTCTTGTATTATATGTAAGACCAGAACCTGCTCCCTTACCTACCTTAATACCATTAACATTTATATCAAGTGAAAATGTCTTTGCACCGCTAAATGTCTGCGCTCCTTCTAAAAGTGCTAAAGTACCTGATAAAGCTGGGAACGTATAATCTCTATCTCCAGTTGAATCAAAAATAAACTCTTGTATTCTACCATTATCATTAACATTGAAAAATAAACCATTTGCAGAGCCACCTATTGCCGTTGTGCCAACTAATGTTGGAGTTAATCCTGTTTGATGGTTTAATAATGTAGCATTTACTACTTGTAAATTATCAACGTTTACACCAGCAAGAAAAACCTTGTTACCTGCTATTGTTTGATTGCCTGTTGTTATTAATCCTCTATTAGCAGAACTTGCACTTGGTATGTTAAAAGTATGCGTATCCCCACTTGAAACAATGTTAAAGTCAGTTCCGCTTGTTCCTGTGGTTAGATATTGTGATTGGTCAGTTAAGTTATTTAAAGAAGTCAAACCATTTGAGAAAGTAGTAACGATTTGACAAAGTCTATTGTCTTCAGTATAAAGAGTTACAGTCTTTGAAGCTACGTTTGCAAATACTCTAACCGCTAACCTATCCGTAACCGCCATTGCCGATAAAGGCATAGCCACACTTG